GCTTGGTTAAATTCCAGTCGATCCTAAAAGATATCAAAGAAGTGATTTCAACAATTATTGAATTTTGTTTAAACTTATTCAATTTATTGGTAAGTCCAAAGACTTGGTTAGCAGGAATTGCAGCGTGGTATTCTGGTTTTTTTTCCAGATTTTCACCAATTGTTGTCGATTATTTTTCAAACAATACGTATCCTCTTTGTGTAGAGATTATTAGTGGAACCAGACAATTTCTGGTTACCTTTTTTCTCTCCTTTTCGGACACATGGTTTGGATTGTATACGGCACCTTTGGCCACACTCTTCTTTACCTCACTCTTTGTTATAGTTTACTGTATTGTAGGATATTACAATAAAGTTACAACCCATTTTAAAACCATTCTCGAGTCAAAAGATAAACTTGAGAATGCTGCCAAACTATTTGGAACAATGTTTGCCTCCTTCGCGTTTTTGCAACTGGTATGGAAACTCTATGAGTACCTATGCCGTTCAACAAAAAAATACGAAGGAGCTAGCGGTGGATATGATAGATTTTTTAAAAAAATGTCAATGTTAACTGCTTTTATAGCCACAGCTATCACGTTATTTAAAGAATTATTTAAAGACGCAGATACTCGCGAGCTTGCCTCGATTATGCAAATTACCAGACTTTTTAATTTTTTTGTTAAAGAGTATGATACGCAAAATACGGGGCCAAAATTTGTAAAATCATTAGACGAGTCATTATTTGCACCACCTCAGTATGAGGGCTTTTTTGACCGTCAAATGGGAAAACCCGAACCTAGAGTTTGTGTTAGAGGCTATAGATGTGATGAATGTAGTAATTACGTACCGTGTCTAAAAGCTTCACATAATGCTTATAAGGTTGGTGAGCATAATATGGAATATAAAGTAAAAGTCTTAGAAAATAAAGACTTCCATTGCCAGTGCTCTTTCCCTAAAACTATGAAGATTCACAACAAACACACTTTTTCTCAAGGTGGTGATAGTCAAGTAGAATATAATAAGAATGGGGACATAAAAATGGATTGCAAGGGCTGTAAAGGTCCTCTCTGTTTCTGTCCTACAACTGAAGAATCACTTGTCCATGTTGAATCTCATTATAAAATTAATGATTTTACTCACATTGAATTCAAAACTCCCTCTGAACTGTATAATTCTTTTAAAGACCTTTTAACAACAAAAAAAAATCAAATTGTTGAAATTGGTTTTATTAAAAAATTAACAGTTAAATCATTAGCAGCGGCTTTAACAATAGTCCTAGCGATGATCATAGCCTTAGTTATGTTTTTCTATCCTGAAGAATGTAAAAAGTATTTATCAAGGGCGGGTTCAATTTTCCAAACAAATCCACGTGATGTGTTGAGGAGTTACCTCGGCGGAAGCTTTGAGGATGATTTTCAATACCCATTTGAAGGAAAGAAAAGAACCGCTTTTAAAAAGGATGATCAAGATATGATTTTAAAAAAGAATAAACCTGTTAAGCAATCCGAACTCGAGTCCTATGAAGACCCTGAGGAGAAAGCTAGACGTGAGTTTTTAAATTTTTCGAAAGCAGAGTGGAAAGTACATAGAGTCGAATGGATGGATATGGATGATAAAGAATTTTATAATTATCATTCGGATTCTGAAGATTCTTGGGACGATAGACGATTCCAAGAAACCGGAGAGCCAGACATTCAGACTCATGTAGGTGGTCAATTTGGTGATGGTAAATATGTTTACACATCAAATTATTCTCCATCATTTACTTCTAATGAATTATATGTTGATGCATGGCATGAGGCTATTTCTAAGTTAGAGTTGCAAAAAGATGAAAATCTTAAGAAACTTACTGAAAAATATGCTGGAGCCAAGAAATTAATATATGAGGCAGAAAAGGTCGCTGAAAGTAAGAAACAACAGTTTGAGGCTCAAATTAATGTCGATTATAAAAAGAATCGTGATTTGATACTTGCTAAGTTTAAGAAGATCTCCGACCAAAAGAAAGGAGTTGATGTTGAGAAACAGACCACCACTATTACAAAGGATGTTGTTGATAAAAAGAAAAGAAAACGTGTTAGAAATAGAAAGCCAAAAGCGTTGGTTACACCCCTTTTAGAAGGTGTTAATAAATGCTCCAAAAACTGTCCTGGAATGAAAAAACATGAGAGTTCCACAGTTGGCAATCTTATTTTTAAATGTGATTGTAAACCAGAGGTTAAAAAAGAAAAAGGTTTTGAAGCTAAACAACCTGGTGCTTTTGCCCAGGAAATAACCGAAACCGCCTCGGGTATCCATTTAATTAAAAATCAATATGAAGTTCATTCTTCAAAAGATGGTCAAATAGGAAGTTGTTTTATAATTAGACTTAAAGATAAAAAATTAGGTTTAGTTTTTAACAATCACTTCCTAGATTATGCACACCCCCATGTTAAAATTGGTAGTGACATAATAAATTTAACACAGGAAGCACCCAGATATAAAAAATCTGATCTTAGATGTATGCCTGTAGAACTAGTTGAAACTAATTCAAAAAAATTTGCATTGACCGTCAATCCACATCCCAACAATTATCTTAATAAAATTTATTTGTTTACTAAGCAAGATGGTAAAAATTTGTTTTCTGTAGGTGAAGCACCTGATCAAGGTCCTGACACTAGTGGAACAACAGAACATTGTACTTCAAAGTATTTTTCCTTACCTAAGTATTGTGGTTCAGTTATTTCTTTGGATTTAAATACAGTGAGTGGAATCCACTATCACACTAATGGTGAAGGAAAGGGAAATAATTATTTACCTTTTCTCCCTGAGATTGTTGAGTGGTTTAAGACTTTATGAAGTTGCCAGGCCGATTTTCCAAGGTATGAAAACGGCAGTGGACAAATACCATCAGAGTTCTGTTTCGATGGTCTTTTAACACTGACCATCCCTACACTCGAAAGAGTTAAAGAATTCCCTTATAAACATTTAAAATTAATATGCGACTCTCCTTACAAGAGGCAATATACTAATCAAGGATTAAATTATGAAAAATCAGTCGATAAAGATTGGGGTGAGTATTCAAAAATATTCCCCCAGCAAGCGGCTTTGATTGAAACAAATTCATCCTATTTTAAAGTACGACCCTTGTGGAAGAACGTTGCAGCACAAATAGATAAATGTGATGTGCCTGCTATATACCCTGAGAATGATAATATGCATGAGACAATGAAACTCTGCAAAGTCTTTTTCCGGTATATTAGAAGTGAGCCATCACATGAACCTGAAGAACATACATATGACTTAACTACATCACCTGGACTCCCGCTTAATAAAAGTGGTTGTAGGACGAAAAAGGATGTTTTAACTCGTAAGAAAGTACTTCTCATTAAATTTACCTTTAATCTCAAATATCCGGTAATTGATGCATACAATGATAAAATTGAATTGCTCGACTGGATGGATTTGATGAGAGGTAAAATGAGAGGTGTTTTCGGTAGTTCTTTTCATGGCATTATTAGAGAAAAATTTCTATACGGTAACCAAAATACCAAAATCTTAGAGGATTGTGAAAATTCTTGGATTAAATATGGTTTGGTGAAACAGTATGGAGGTTTCTCCAAGGCTATTCGAAAACTTGAAAAGTTTGAATTTGTCTGGGAGAGTGATGTGAGTGGATATGATCGAAAGATTTGTTTGAAATTCGTTTATCAAATTCGAAATGAAAACGTTATCGATTCTCATTTATACACTCCTTTAATTGAAGCAGTTACTGATAGTAATGTGTCTCCTATGGTCCTTTTACCCAATGGATATGTTGTTAAACGATCCACTGGTAACGATTCTGGTAAAAACAATACTACAACAGATAATTCAATTGCACACTTTATAATAATGATTTATTTATTTGTGAAGAGACTTCGTCAATTAAACGAAGTTCCTAAACTAACTTATATTTTCTCTAATGTTGAACTTTTAATCTATTCAGATGATAAAATTGGAGGCATGAATTTAAGTGCTTTCGGTTGGGAAGATCCTAAGGATTTTCTTGACTTTGAGAGAGAAGTTTATGCTGAATTTGGTTTAGAATGTAAAGCATCCTCCCAAGTCCATACTTTGAAAAAAGTTGGCGAGAGAGTTCCAGATGTTCATTCTTTTCTTGGATCCTTTACCCATTATGATTCCAACCTCGAGGTTTACGTTCCGTACCCAAGGTTTGGGAAGATTTGTTCTTCATTAACACAAAAATATGATAACCCTGATATTTTAATAAGATTCTGTCGTACTGTCAATTTGACAGTCTCATGCTATCCAAATGATGAAATATTCGAGCGGGCTTTACATTACCTTTCTTGGTTTTATGATAAGCACCCGAAATATAATTATTTGTTTGATGAAGCATTAGGCATGTATGGCATTGATATCTCTGCCCGTTCGTCGTTTCGTCGAGTCTATTTAGGCTTCGAAGCTGAGAACCTTCTATAACTTAGATCGTTCTTGGCCTTCTTCTTTGAGATGGGTTTTAACTTTTCCCAGACTCTATCTACAAAATAATGCATGAACTATGAAAATTTTAAAAAGAAAAGAAGAAATGTCGACAGTAGGCAATAAAGTATCACGAGGCGAAAAAATTTTGTCTAGAATGGCATCAGATGGACTGATCAGTTTACAAGGTAAAGACTGGTTGGTCTGTGCTGTTGACCCCTTCCATGACCATCAATTGAAAGAACTAGCCGGCTGGCCTGATGTGCAGTGTGGTGCAAGTGTTGTATCGTGCGTTAAAAGCTCGATAAGCCTTGCCAAACCTCCTACAGCTCCAGCTGGCCCATGGACTTGTCATATTGTTCAATGGAATTGGATGTCCGGTACCAAAGTCGTATTTGGTTTCTCCACAGGTAACTATTTCGCTTGTAATCGAAATGGTAATGTGTTGACGAGCAATTTGCTCGCACCAGGATTTAACGCAAAAGTTGGTGGTCTCCAAGCTTATTATGTTCCAGCTGGTCTTCCGCTGGACATAACTCTTGGAAACGGAACCCTCATAATCGGTGAAATTGATCTTGATGCCCTCTATTCAAATGGAGTGACACGATTGATTGGAACTGGTTTTGAAGTTCACAATACCACAGCTCAGATAAATCTTCAAGGTGCTGTAACCTCATGGCGACAGATGTCAAATGAGAATGAGAAAACAAATTGGGTGCTTACTGGAACAACTGAAGTCCCTATGTCGACAACGATATGGGATGGACCTTTAGTTCGTTATCCTCCAGCACTTCAATCAGAAGCTCTCCTGTTGAGTGGTACTCGTCAGTGGGAAGCAAAAGATGGTGTTTACGCCGTTGCAGCCTTCCACAATATAGAGAATCCCGCAGTATTAATCTCACCTTCGGCTCCTGTCATAGCTAGCAGAGGCGCAGTTGATTCAGAGGGTACAATGGCCATTACTCCTGTCTATGTACCTTTTCCAAATGGAAAAGTGGCTCCTACAGATAGGCGTAGTGTTCCAGGCTTCCGTGTGATGAATTTTCACACGTTTGGTGCAATCTTCTCTGGATTGTCCGATGAAACAACTTTGATTTTAAATCAAAATGCTTTCATTGAGAAATTTCCGGCTGTAGATGACCTTGAAGTCTTACCATTGGCTACACCTTCCGCTGAGTATGATCCAGATGTTCTGGATCTATATTCGCGTATCGTCTCTGACCTCCCAGTGGCCGTTCCCGTAAGGGAGAATGGTCTTGGTGATTGGTTCTTTGACGCCGCAACAACTGCAGCTAAGTATTTGGGTCCTGTTCTTTCAGCAATGCCACATCCCCTTGCAAAAGGTGCGGGTGTCGTCTTGACTGGTATGGCTAATTCCATGGCTCCCCATGTTAAAGCCCCTAAAAAGAGCAAAACTATCCAGAACTCTCCTGCTCCTAATTCCTGGGGGCCTCCACCAAGAGCTCCTAGGACAAAACAACTTGGTTGGGAACAAGCGAGTGGAATGTCTGCACCTAAAAAGAAAAGGTCACAGACACAACCCCCATCTCAGGCAAGAGGCAGAAGTCGAACTAGACGTTAAATTTTAACGCCCGGAGTAAACCGTATAAATCCTTAGACGACACTAAGTAAACAAACGCGGAGGAGGTGGTTTTAAAATAGAATGAGTTTAGATTCTTCTGATGAATACCAACCTGTGAAAATTATATGCGAAGGCAAATCTCAATACGTCCCTTATTATAAGGTCGACTTTGGTGATTATTGTCGTATACGCACTTTTATGGAAGATATTGGTGTTAAGAGGATTTATTATCAACGTATTGTACCTGACAATGAAGAACCTCGGCCCCCCCCTCTAGTGATCGATCCGTGTTTAAAATATGTGAGCTCTAGTAGCTCCAGTTCAGAAATGGACTGTGATACGACCCA